TCAATGCTGCCAAAACCCCAACCTGGGTTGCGAGTGAGTAACCATCAGCCATTCATCGCATCCTTGATAGCTTTGTTGATGTTGCGTGTAACAGTTCTCGCATGACGGTCAGAGATTATCATTTTTACAGTCTCAATAAATTGATAACCAGAAGTTTGTCCCGTTTTAGAGACAGAGCCTCTGATCCTAGTCCCTGCTCCGGTCCTAGAACCTTTTCGGCCATAGTTCACAACGCCAGTTTTGATCGCGCCTTCTTTGGTGTCGTCATGGAAGTTCACAAAACCAAAGATTTGACCATCTTTTTTATAAATCTGGCCATTGATTACATCACGCAAATCACCGTTATCAACAGGAACGATTGCCTTAGCTTTACGAACACCTAATTTGACAGTTCGCCTGATTGAATCTTCAAGCGCCTCATGCGCTTCTTTGGGCAAATCTTTCATTTGCTTCATCAGTTTCTTATGGCCAGTAATCTTCACGCCGCAACACCCTTCTCAAGAATAAACTCCATCAAGGTATCTTTAGCGTCAACCTGCATAACATCCTTGATCGCCCAAGTTATGCCGCGTGCAACAACGCGGTCAGCAGAGGTGATAGTAGAGGTTGTGCTGTCTGATCGAACTCGCATTGTTGCCAAGGCTACATCGCTTAGAACACCGCCGTTGATGCGCTCACGGCCTTTCTGCTCTCGCAGATCAGCCGATCTAGTAGCCAGATCACTCCACCCACTATAAACATTGCCATATTCGTCAGAAGCACCCTCGGTGAGCCTTTGAAACACGGCGCGCTCACGCATTAGGCCAGCCTTAACCATACCAACAATTCCTGTGCAAATTAAGCATTTCCTCATATCCAAATGGAATATTAGAAAGCTCGTCAACGCCAGTTTGCTCGCGGTTGTCATACCAGTGGCCGATAAGAAGCATCAGAGCGTGCCGGATCGTCTGCGGGACATTAGTGATTTCGTCACCGTATCCAATCTCATATTCAATCTTAATAGCATCTGACCGCTGCTGTGAGACAGGCCATGCAAAGCTATCTTTTGGACTTATAACTGTAGCAAAGTCAGTGCCAAAAACTTGATAATTGTTGATGTCATCAGTCTGAAGAACGCCATCAGTGTCATAATATTTGACCGCAGTCACATTTTGAACCGGGCCAAGTATTAAAGAAACATTCTGAGGCGGATTTGCGTTTATCCATTGCGCCCATTTTTGAGTAATCATGGCCTGGCCGAGTGCGCCGCGCACGTCCGTATATGCAACGGCGACATCAATCAGCCGCGTCAATATCGTATCATCGTCATCATGCTCAACTCGCAGTTGCGCCTTTACCTCCTCAATAGTGATCGGAGTTATCAAGGGAGCGTCCACTATCTCAAGTGAATGATGACACGAAAGCGGCTTAACCATGACTTATTCCTCAGAAACTGCCTTGCGGAGTTTGATCTTTTTTGTGGCGCGCTCAACCTTTGCTGGCGTCACAGAAATAGCCTCAGCTATACCCGCTTCAATGAAACGGTTTGCTTCTGCTTCATTACAATCAATCTCATCACCAGCATTGTGGCTAAAGTTGATCCCGGCCATGCCAGTCAATAAACGAACTTTCATAGAAATTCCCCTTCTGTGAATAAGCGGGGACCGAAGCCCCCGCCTACTTTATTTATGCACATTTGAGGTGCTTGATTGCGGCTGTGTTGGACAGTACGCCGTCGAAACGGATGTATCCCAAAATGCCGTAATCTGGTGCGAAACGCTCACGAGCAACGTAGATCGAAGGAGCGCCAACTTTGCGGACGTAGAACTTGGACATATCGCCAAACAACATAACCTTTTTGCCTGTGGCAAGGCTATCCATTGCTTGGTTTACAACTACGTTGTAGCCCAGCAAGTTCTGTGGAACGCCAGCTTGATAGTTGCCCATCTGCCATAGGTAGTTGCCGTTGCCGTCTTTCAGCTTGCGAACCGCAGCAAGTGTACTGTCGTTCATCATAATTGCTGTGGAAGGCGAGTTGCGATAAGCTGGATCAACAGAGTGTACGAGATCAATGATCTCATCTGCTGTCACGGCTGCGACTGCGGCTGCTGTTTTACCAAGGGCTGAGTTAGTCACGATGCCTTCAACGTCAGAAGAACCAGAGCCAGTTGTCAGCTTGCTGTTAGCGATGCGACCAAGACGCTCACCAATCAATTCGCCCAACAGGCTTTCCATGTTCAAGATGCTGTCAGCGTTCAACTCGGCAGACCAACGAATCCACTCGGAATCGAAAGCAAATGCGCCAACGGATTTTTGACCGAAGGTTGCATCTTTGCCGCCATCGTCTGTTGGCTGAGTGCCTTCAGTGTGCGCAACGGCAGTAACGGCTGTATCGTCAACGGTTGGGATGTTGAACTGACGGCCATCAGCAGAGTTGATAACTGTGAACAATGTGCTGTCGTACATTGGGCCAGTTGCAATCATTGCTTTTTCAATGAATGTAGCCAACTCAGTTGGGACAGTGTAACCACCAGCAGAGTCAGTGGAACCAACTTGCGCGCGGTTTTCACGCAACACGTTGCGAACTTCTGTGTCAACAAAAGCATCACCACCAGCAGCAATCATTTCAGCGAATGCTGCGCGGTAGTCCATTTTGAAGCCTTCGTCTACGGCTGGCGCAGAACGATCTTCGAATGTTGGGCGGCGATCAAGATCAACGCTGTCACCAGCGCGCAACGCAGCTTCAACTTTTTGCAGGCGCTCAACTTTTGCAGCCAGCTTATCGTGATCGGCCATCATGGCGTCAAATTCACGCTCCACTTCAGAAGCGCGAGCCTCTGGAGTTTCGTCGGTCACTTCGTTCAATTTGGAACGGGCCTCGGTGGCAATGTTTGCCATTTGCTCCCGCAGTGTTTTAAGATCAGCCATTTTGGCCTCCTTCTAAAATGCCTTGCCCAAGGGCGGGGGAAATAAACGGGCAAACAGCGGGAACCGCCGTTATCTCGTTAAAACTTAGCCTTCATGCGAAGTCGTCTCGCAGATTGGTTTTTTGTTTCGTTCGCACGATGCGTCTCAAGTGAGCGAAGACCAATCTCTGTGCCATCATAGGCTGGAGTTGTGACAATAGCGACATCGTGCAATTGCAAGTCTTGGATCATTCGTTTTGGAATATCGCCACTGTCATCCCACTCCTGACGGGTGGGAATGAATGCGAAAGACATCTTATCAAGGTCGCCGCGCTTCATTTTTGGAACAATGCTGCGAACATCTGGATCAGAACCATCAAGCTCTGTTTCCATAAATAATCCGCGCTCATCTTCAATCAATCTCAAAGTGCCGGAGCGGGTGCGAGCTAAAGGCAAACCATCGTGATTGATTAGGAAAACAACGTCATCTTGGCGCTCAAGGGCGCTTGAAAATGCGCCCTTTTCAATCACCTCGGTAAACATGCCGCCGATGTTTGTCTCTTCGCCGAATACCGCAGCATAACCCGAAACACGGATCGCATCGCCTTCATCTTCACGAACCTCAAGAGGTTGCGCAATTGCTCGAATTTCACGTTCAGCCATCGCGGCCTCCATATGTTTTGACAAATATAACACAGAAGCGCCACCCGCGTCCACACGGCTTCTATCTGCGTCTTCTTGCTCCAAAATCCTGTTCGCCCAAGAGCGGCCAGCATCACCGCCCCAGAGCGCCCAAGCGATACGACCGTTGCTTGGGTATCCATCCTCACCTGGCCTGAAGCCTTCAGCTTCCTTGTCAACCTCATGTCTGGCGAAGTAACTAGACATTCTGCGAACTGTGCTAATGCTTAAATTCTCTTTATTTGATATGTCCCTAGCGCGAGCTATGCCAACTTCAGTTCCGCCACGACCATACTCTCTTCGCCAATCAAGACCGCGTTGTGCCTCATCTGCCATTGCATCATTAGGTATCGGCATCAAAGCCTCCGCCTTGGCCGGAAATAGGCACTGTTGCACCTTGGATCATTAAGTCATCGCCACCCTCAAGCGGCTCCATGTTTTCAATCGTGCGAACTTCATTTGGAGTGCGGATTGCGTTCTGGATAGTGGTCGCGTGAGCCTCCATGCGGGTCTTGAAGTCACCGCGCAGCAAGCCATCAACATTAAACTCAATGTATTGCTTTGAACCGCGAGGGAACAATTTGAGGTTCATTTCCTGCTCAACCTGCTCAATCCAACGCTTCAACGTGTGCTTTACAAAGTGCAAATCTTGCTGCTCAGTGTTGCTGAATGTGCCATGCGTCAGGTCTTGCAGGAACACAGGCGGCAAGCTGTAAATGCGCGCAATCTGCTCAATGCTAAACCGCTGCAACTCAATTAACTGCATCTGCTCTGGGTTAAAGCCGATCTGCTTCATCTCGTGACCCATTGGAAGCGCCATTACCGGACGGCCCTCGCGAGCCAGCTTTGCAGTGGTCTTGGCAACGTCATCAGACGCACGAGCAGCAGCCGCGCCGCTTTGGAACGGACCCTGCAACACCACTGGCGGGATGCCACCAGATTGAAACGCCTTTGCACCATAACGACTTGCAGCGATGGCCATGCCAATTGCGTCACGGTTGGTTGCAATAGGCCCACGCACATCCAAGCCATTGGACTTGAGCATAAACGGAACATCTAAAACTTCGCTGGCGGAATAGGTCTGACCATTGTGCAGGTAAACGCGAACCTGACGGCGACCCTCGGTGCGATGCTCAACGCGAGTATATTTCGGGTCAAGCGGCCACAAGTTTTTGACAGCGCCATTGCCAGACCGCTCAATGTAAGTAACGCAACGTCCACCAGTGAATACTTGGTCGAACATATATTTGCGCCACTCAAATGATGACATATTTTCATTTACCGCATCGTGCAAAATACCCTCAAGCGGTCCAGAAACTTTCTTGCGTCCGTTGGCGGTTTTTCGGTAAACGTGCAGCGGCAATCCAGCCAACGTACCACTCAGGAAATTTACAGCGGCCCAAACGGCAGGAACACCTAAAGCGGTGTCAGTATTAACCGTAACGCCAGCAGATGCCGACATTTCACCCCAACCCATAACTTGCAGAAAATCCTCTGCCGATACAGGTGAGCTTGGGTTTTCTAAGTTGCGACTTTCCGGTTTGCGAAAGCGGTCAAATAAAGCCATCTACGAGCGTCCTCGATGTTTGTTGCAAATTAACACATTAAACCGCAATCGTAAAGGCAGGGTCATCCCAAGGAGACGAAGACATAACCTGCTCGTCATGGGATGAAGCTCCCAAGGCCATAGCCAGTGCCACTAAGCCATCAATTTTGCTGACACTTTTACTTTTATTTAGCTTCCTATTGCCTGCCGGATCACGCTCCGCAACAGCTCCAGCAGCGCACATATTCAAAATAGGATTGCCACCGTGATGCAATTTTCTTTCAGCAACTAATCTCTCCAGCTTATCAACCGCAGGAGCCATGTCCTTAAACCCCTGGCCAAAAGCAGTCATCGGAACTTGCGCACCGATTGCATCCAGCTCGCGTTGGAAATCATTTATGCGCCAGCGGTCATAAGCCAGAAGCGATATATCGTAACGCTCGGAAGCCTCGGCAACAGCTCTTGCAACCATTGCTGGGATAATTACCGGGCCATCAATCAAGGTCAGGAATCCTTGGTCTGCCCACAAGTCATACGGAACTTTATCATTTTTTGATTTCTCACGAATACCATCAGAAGGCAAAAAGAATTGCGGAACAATGTGATATCCGTCATCAATTGGGAAGGCCATTACAAAAGCAGTCAAATCTCGGCTGGCCGACAAATCAAGACCAGCATAACAGCTCATACCAGGCTCAACCTCTGGCTCTGAGTTGTTGGCCTCCCATTCTGCTCTGGAAAGAAACGGCGATGTCGCCTCAATACGCTGATTTAAAAATAACCAACGGAAGCTGTTTTCCTTTGCTGGCAGGCGAGCCGCCTGTTTTGCAAAGTCTTGAATATCTTTTAAACTGCGGAACTCGCCCAGCGCCGGGTTGGCCGCCTTCCAAGCCGCTTTGTCCATGACCTCGCAGTCTTCCGGCGCGGTGTATAGGTGGCAGACGATCCGCTTGTCTTTGGCGTTCTTGGCATCATCAAGCCAAATGCTAAAAAGATCGCCGTCAGTCGCAGCCTGCGTGCTGATCGCAATTAGCAAAGGATCATCGTGAGCGCCCTGCGCTGTCTCGATGGCCTCAATGAAACTATCAGTCGGACCTCTAACTTGACCGACCTCATCCAAGATCGCCAAAACAGGCGACAAACCGTGAGCGGTTCCAGCCTCCGCGCTGATTGCCTTATATTCAACATTCATCGGCAACCCGACCAATGATTTTTGGCTGGGGACAATCTTGATAATCTGAGACAGGCGGGGTGAAAGACGAACCATCTTTTCAGCCAACTTGAAAACAAGAGCGGCCTGATCCCGGCTTCGAGCGCCGCTAGTGATCTGGCTATTTTGCCTTGCCTCCGGGCCAACTATGTGCGCAAGCAGGATCGCCGCGATCAACGCAGATTTGCCGTTCTTTCGGCCAACGCTCAGATAGGCTCGGCTTGTGCCTTTCGGGTTGTCGTAAATGTCGAGAATAAATTTGCGCTGGAACTTCATTAGCTTGAGCGGCTTGCCAACCAGCTTGCCCTCCGGCACAGGACAGAAGGCTTCAATGAACTGGCAAACTTTTTCGCCGCGTGTGGTCATGCTGAAAGCTCTTCGTAGGTCTTTCCGCTTTCCGCATGGGTTGCTTTTTCGCCAGTGAACTCTTGCCAGCGTTTGATGATCACATCGCAATACTTGGGATCAAGCTCCATCACGAAAGAATTACGCCCAGTTTGCTCCGCACCAATAAGGGTTGATCCAGAACCACCAAAAAGATCTAAAACATTTGTAAGCCTTATATGATTGCCAAAAGCTCTAACAGATAATGCAACTGGCTTTTGAGTTGGGTGCTTATATGCTGTATCTTTTTTTACTTCCCACAAATCACTTTCGTTCTTGATCGCGTCATCTACGCTACCATTAAACAAACAAAATTCATGTTGGTGCCTATAACCACGTCCCAAGCCAAAAACATTTTTAGCCCAAACTATGCAAGCCTTATAAGGAAGCCTGCCCTGAAGCTCGCCATAGAATTTCCAGTTGCACCAAACATAAACAGCCTTTGCGTCCAGAGAAGCAATAACATTACAAGCCTCTCCAATAAAATCAGAAAATTGCGAATCCTCTAAGTCATCATTTTTAATTACATCGTGCTTTCCGCTTCTGCCATTAAAGGCCACGTTATATGGCGGGTCCGTGAAGATTATATCTACTTTCACACCACCCATCAGCTTTTCCACCGCATCAATGCTTGTGCTATCCCCGCACATCAACCGATGCCGCCCAAGCAACCACACATCGCCTTCGACCGTTACAGGAACCTCCGGCGCATCTGGCACGGCATCCTCGTCGGTCAAGCCCTCAGTGGCCTCATCTCCGCGCAACAAATCAACAAGCTCATCTTCGCTGAAGCCCATCAACTCGCCAAAGTCTCCAGCCAAATCCTCAAGCTCGACTCGCAATGCTTCCTCATCCCAGCCAGCGTTCAAAGCAAGTTTGTTGTCGGCAATAACCAGCGCGCGGCGCTTGCGGTCATCAAGGCCAGTCACAACAACGGCAGGAACCTGCGCCATCTTTGACTTTCTGGCAGCAAGCAACCTGCCATGACCAGCGATAATATTACTATCCTGGTCAATCAATATCGGATTGGTAAAACCAAACTCCCGAATTGACGCGGCAAGCTGCGCCACTTGTTCGTCACTGTGCGTTCTGCTGTTCAAGGCATAAGGTATCAAGTCCTCAACCTGCACAATTTTGTGTTCGTAGAAATCCATCAGTTAGCCCTCGGCATTGCGATCAAATCATTGTCGCTAAAAGACTTCAAAGTGTTACTGGCGTCAATAGTGGTTCGCGCGGCG